GAAAGGGTCGATTGTACGTCAGTCTGTTCTGTCATGTCAAGTCCTCATTTCTTCATACTGGCAGCCAATCTTTCTAGATCAGATAGTGCCTTAGTTGCGGGAGTATTTTCTGTTGCCGACGGACGTGAAGCTGACGGCGACTGGAAAATACTTACGAGAGATGCTTTACCTGTCTGCGTTTCTAGCACATTGCCTGTACGGGAACCTGTGAGAATGTTGTTAGCATAGGTGGTGCTAGATGCTGCAATGTGTTTCTTATTCTTCACTTCGCAGTAGACAACTTCATCGAAATATTTAGCCGTATTGCGAGAGAAATTCTTTGTGCCTGCAGTTGGTACTAGCTTTTGTTTACCATCCTCCATTTCTACTTCAGTCTCATGGGAAATACAAATAATGTTGAAACTGGCCTGTTGCACATAAGATAAAAATGTGTCCATCAGTTTGCCCAGATTGGCCCAGTCGTTATATTCTAATCTGTAATCTTCTGGCTGGGATTTCGTAATGTGCGCAATGGCTGAGTTGGTGAGCTGAGTCAAAGAATCTACGATGACTATGGTATCTAGTCCGATTGTATTTAGTTCGATATGTGTGGAAGGTAGGTTATCTTTCTTGCACATCATACAACCTACCTTACCATGTGCTTCGCAGATATCTACTGGACCTCCTTTGATTACTTTCAACATCGTCTCAATTGCGATTGGAAAGCCACGTGTATCTGGGATAGAAATTACTTCTACACGATCTTGCCAAGCAACCGGAAGTTTGAGTAGGGTGTCTACACCATTTTCAAGGTCGAAGATGATTACCTTAAATGCTTCGGCCACCGATCCTGCTAGTTCTGTCTTACCGGATTTAGGAGGACCGAAAACTAGTACACGATGTGACTTAACTGCTGATTTCTGTGAAAGTTTCATAGCATAATGTCCTCAATGTCAATAATATCCGGTGTGGAAGCTGGTGTGGTTGGGTTAGCTAGCTTACCTAACTGCGAATGCAACAAGTCCGCCAACGTAATTACTACTTGATAATCTGTCTTATCTTCCTGTTCAGGTGTGCAAGGTTTAGTCAAATGTGCTGTAGACAGTGTGCAACTATTAATATATTCACACTCACGAAAGAAGGTGAAACAAGATTCGCCACGCATCGGGTAGATTTCTGCATCTTCGTACATCTTAATCATTTCGATATCGAGTAGCAGTTCCCGAATCCAAAGTGCACGTTGCAAGTAAGTTTTAGTGAATGGAATTGGAATGTACTCTTTACCTTTAGTTGAGTACACAAGATATAGTACCTTGTATGAACTCAGCTCAGGGTATAGATGATCTAGTACGACTGAATATCCGATAGCCTGTGCTGAGTTCTTATACGACGCTGGATTTACCGTTGCGGAGCCTGTTGTTTTACACTCCAGTACCAAGATTTCTCCAGTAATCCTATGGCGAAGCACAGCGTCCACAAAACCACGTAGTCGAAAGCCGTCAGGTAGATTAATTGCGAACGATAGTTCGGTGGCTGGCTTGCCTTGGTAGTGTACGAGTTCGTAGTCACGGAGAATTGCGTCCTTGATTAATAGAAACCGTTTGATTGCCAGAATTGCAGTCCACAAAGACTTGTCTAGCTTTTCATCGTGGTCAAATATGCTGGGGCTATGCCAACCTAAGAACATCTTGAACAAAATCTTGTCAGGTGGCATTCCTGCTAGAGCATCTGCGATTCCTTCGCCAACAACATGTCCAAAGCTAAATGTAATTGTGGACTTAAGTAATTCTGCTGTTCGGTGCGAGGTGCGGAGACGATAGAGTTGGTATTTTCTTGGGCAGGAATGTAAGGAGAGGAGACCGGAATACGATAGTTGGCGAATACGGTAGTCAATCTTTCCTTGATATTCTGGCTCATGCCAGCCGGACTCCGAATCCATTCCGCTAGAATCCTCTGCTCCCCCCGTGAGATTTCCACCAGTATGGAATTCTGCCACTGGGCTATCTTCGAGAAATGAATCGACATTGAATTCGGAGGCAGACATGAGTAGATTTCCTGAAGTAGTTCAGATGCGAACGTGTCTTGTTTCTTATGTACTGCGTATGGAAGACTTAGTGCGTTACGAATTAGCTGATGTTGTTGCCAAGAGAATGAGTGCAGTAAGTTAGCTAGAACTAGATGTGCGTGAAGTGTTGGTTTGCACATGCGGAAGAGTCTAATCGGCCTCAGTATATCTGCAATCTTGCAGCGACTCTAGTTCGTCTACACGTTTACGCAAATTGTACATCTGTTTGGACAACCTTAGAAGTTCAAAGCCAATGAGAATTATTGCAACACCTAAGAGTGTCACATCAATTTCGAATGAAATCATATTGCATCCAGTCCAAGTTGATTAATCTTAGCTGTCACCGCTTTAGCAGCCGATGCTGATTTACTTGCCTTCGTCGTTGCCTGCGCCAGCGATACGTTAGTTTGCACTTCTAGCCCAGATACGACTACAGCCATCTGTTCCTCAGTCAGTAGAGTTACATTTTCCGGTTGCGCTTTCAGATTCTTCCAGACTTCTTGGAGAATCGTTGGCATTGTGGGGTGACGAGAAAGAATTGCCTGTTGCAGAGCTAGTAGACGTTCGGAGACTTGTTCGTAGGGTGTCATAGCAAGTCCTTATTTTTCAGCAACCACTGTTTAACCATCATCTTATCATATTGTAGTTCTGCGTCCGGGTCTTCTGGACTGTTGACGTGGTTATATGTGATTGATTTTACCTGAGAAAGTGGGAACCATTGCTTACGATTAGTTGGTTCTGGATCACATCCGTTAACTAGATACACTTCGAATAGAATTGCTTTTTCAGTTTCACGAACTGCGATACCTTCTACTGGGTAGAACTGATCTCCTGCAGATTGTTGTGTACGTTGTGAATCTACGGGAATATCTCGTGAACTAACCCAAGGTGGAATATCTGAATCATCGGCCATACTATATTTCCTTTCTGCACAAAAAACTATAGCCGCTAAATGCGGCTTGGTTGTCTAAAGATCAGATACTGTGATTGCATCTGAGATTAGATACTTCACAAGTGTAAATGTGAGTATTGAATTGGATCTAGTGTACTCTATGCGACAATGAAATGGGTAGATTTGCATCTTGTAGCCTAAATCTAACCATTTCTCTTTTATTACAGCTTTGATTATTCTACGGTGCAGGACTCTATTGGCAGTCAGAGTGGCTGTGCCTTTTGTTTTTAACTGATTCCAGATTGGCGCATAGAGACGAGACATAGAGATAGAGAATTTGGTGGGCAGTTTAAAATCTTACCCAGGATTTTCGTGACCTGCCCTGTACGACTCAGGTGCTTTACAATTTTGCCATTCCTGATCTTCCCCTAGTACACTCCGAAGCAAACTAGAGAATTGGAACATTGTAAAGGATTGCGTCCAGGTCACAAAACTTTTCAAACTTTCTTAGCTACCTACCAGCCAGCCAACGGTCAGGAAGCTGTTTTATGCTAGATCACCGCCCATCGAAGTCAGTGTTACCATCCGATAGGCAGCTAAGAAAGTTCAGTTGGAGAGGTGGGCAGTTTATCCGCGACATGCCCAGGTCCCTATCAATTACAGATTCTCAGCCAGAATCACAGCTTCTTCAGCAGTCAGATACGATTCAACACGACGCACCAGAAGTTCCAGAACATCCGAATAATTCTCGGCGTTCGGAGTTTCCATATACAGCGCGATCTGTTCCTTCAGCTTGCCAAGAATAGGCTTGTTAGTCTTAATCTGAGTGAACTTCTTCAGGTAGATTGCCACAGCCAAGCCAACTTGGTCCGCAGTCTTGCCAGTCAGGCCAGGCATCACAGCCATATAATCTGCAGCAAAACCATCCCACTGTTCTTGTGCAATCGTAGCGCGTTCTGCCTTAGGCATATTCGCAATTGCAGTCCAGAACACCTGGTCAACAGGGAAATTGTCTTGCGAAATATCTGCACGTTCCGCAACAATTTCACCTGCAACAGATTTGATGACACCGTAAATTGCGTCATCCAAGAGTTCTAGTTCTTTACCTCCTGCACGCAGAATTGCAACTTTACCTGCGACAGTAGGGACAGGCAACGAAAGTTCAACCGGAGCGCGCTTATTGCCAAGCTTATCTTTCTTGAAGCGAAAGAGAAACTTTTGCATCGTATACAGTTCCGGAACATTGACATCGGTGCTGGTTTGTTCGGTCATGATTTGTTTCCTGAGATTTGATTGAAAGATGAAGTGCCTTAGTTACGAACTGGTGGCAACTCCTGAACCAGTAAAGACAGTGTAGCCGATCGGCGCTAGCGTGTCAAGGGGGCGTCCAGGGCAAACTAGATCCCCCTTGCGAAACTACTGGTTCTTTTGTTTACCTTTAAAGAACTCGGCCTTTTCCTCAAGTGTGTTACCTTTCACCCGCTGTGATGTAATTCCTTTCACCATTGAATCTGGCTCGCAAATAATATAAAGTTCTTCTTTAGCTCTGGTGATTGCGGTATAAAGAAGCTCTCTGGACAGCATTACATTGTGAGATTGATGTAGACAGAAGAATACTTTCCTCCATTCTGAACCTTGCGCTTTATGGACAGTTAATGCGTAACCATAGAGAATTGAATTCAGTTCACCTGCCGCTGTCAGTGTAATTTCTTGCTCTGAATCACACATACGAACTGTAATGATATGTGATGCAGATTTCACTCGTTCCGATTTGTCGTCAGATTGAAGTGCGACTTGCCCAAGTAGGAAGTCTACATCAGTGTCATTGTTTTGGGATGTAGCACCTGAAGAGCCTGCACCTGAATCTAGTGCACTATCGTAACCCCAATAATCTAACGTGACTGATGCAGACATTGCAGGAATCCCATAGTAAGCCGGATTAGGCTCAATACGGATGATTTCTGCATCTTCTTTATCCACCATTACTTTCTCACCTTCTCGAAAGTATAGGCGATTGAAGCCAGCAATGACTTGGTAGACCAGAGAACCTGTTTTACGTGCCAGATGGTTTGCTATTTTCTTATTCAATTCATCTGTGCCGCAAGCTTTATTGAATGGGATTAAAATCATATCTTCTTCTGGGTTATAGACTCCTGAATCGTAGAATGTAGTGAACACGTTGGAAAGTGTAAGAAGCGCATCTAGATCGGAGATGCGCTTTTTCCAGGGGCGAATTGTTAGTTTTCCTGGGAACTTCCAGGATTCAAATTCGGTTGCTGGCAACGGATTGCCAGACAGAATTCTATGCGCCAACGAAATAATTGGACTTTCCAATGCTTGACGATATACTTCCGTGAGCTCAACAACGGGGAGAGAAAGAAGTTTAAATCCAAGAATTGCTGGACCAAATACCGGGGGGAGCTGCTGAATATCCCCAAGATAAAGGATTTGCGGATTATGTGGACACGCATCAATAACCTCCTGATGAAGATCAGTTCCAAGCAAGGATGATTCGTCAAAAATGATTGCGGTAATGGTAGAGGATAATGGATTGAGACGAGTTCTGGTTGCCTCAAATCTCATTGTATTTCTAAGTTTACCTGTTTCTGGGTCCTCTACTTCATAATAGACAGCGGGAGGTGA